GTCAAGGTGCACGAGATCGCGACGCGCACGGGCTTCAGCGAGCAGCACATACTCAACCAGATCGACCAGGGCCTCTTGGTAGTTCTCGACGCCAAGAGCGCCTTCACCAGTCGCCGGTGCATCCGCGTCCCGATCGAGGAGTACCGCGCGTGGGTGCTCAAGAACCTCACGGGCCCGGCAACCCTTCGTAACGAATTTCTCGCGCAGCTTCCCAAACCCGTGCTGCGCGATCTCCAGTCCGAAATCGCTCGTCTGATTTCCGCCGCCTAATGCCTGACGTATCCACGGAGGAAGTACACATCTGCGAACGCGTTTGCCGCATCGCCTCTCGCGCCGGTATCCGCATCCGCGAGCACAGCACGATCATCGGCCACTGCTTCGAATGGAAGCTGAAGAACGGCGAGCAGATCAGCGGCAACATCGTACCACGCAATACCTGGGAAATCTTCGGCACCGTCGAAGCCCGCAAATTGGCGCTCGTGAGCGCCTGCCAAGCCCTACTTCCGCACCTTTTCACCCATGTCTAAGCCAGCCCTAAAACATTCTCAGTCGGTCCAATCTGAACAGCAGAACCGCGAACTCGGGCAGCAGCTCGAAGCACAGTACCACAAGTGCATCATCGGAATGGTCGATTACATCGCCTTCGGTGCGCTGGTCCTGCAGGTCCGCGAAATCGTGTCCACTGCGGACACGCTCAACGCCAAAGGCACCGGCCTTAAAGCCTGGCTTGAGGAGTTTGCGCCCGGCGTAAGTCGCCCGACTGCATACCGTTGCCTCGAATTGGCCGAAGGAATCAAGGCCGAGTTTCAGCTCGGCGCTCGCTCCGATCTCTACCGCATTCTCAAAGGTTCGGACCTTTCTGAAGGGGAAGCATCGAAACGGGAAAAGATTATCCGGTTCGTTGAGGGCAAGTCCCAGCGCCAGCTGCTGCTCTACATCGGCAAACCTGACGCCAAGCAGGGCGGCAAACGCGAGTCCGAGCAGGAAAAGACTCCCGAGCAGCGGCACGCCGAATGGATCGAGGCCGCACGTTCGACCGCCGTCACGGCGTTCAGCGCCCTGCACGACGTAGACGAGCGCTGGAAACTGCTCGATGACGATCAGCTCAAGCTCGCCGTCGAAGACGCTGAGCGCTTCGCCAAGCAGGCCAAGAAGTGGCTCGAAACGCCGCCTCCCGCCCGGCCCGCCGTCGAAGTCGAGAAGTACCTTGAGGCCCAGAAGCAGGAGCCCAAGTCATGAGCCGCGTCCCCGAGTACAATCCGCTCCTCGTAGAGTTACTTCCGACGGAAGCGCGCACAGACTTCAATTACTGGCGCGGCTTCATCGAGCCTCTGCTCAAAGAGACTCGGGGCATCTATCAGGCTCTCACGCAAATTTCCCAACGCTCAGGGCAGCCGTTCAAGACCGTGCGCAATCGGTATTACGCGGCGAAAAACCATGGGTTGTTCGGGCTCGTCGACAAGCGCCTGGCCGGACCGTCGTGGTGGATGACGACGGCCAGGCGCCCTCTTTCGCCGGTCAGCCAGAGCCGTGGCCTGCAGGAGCTATGGAAGAAGCTCTGCGAGCGCAACGGCCGTAAGTCGCGCCCGGAATACGAGACACTCGTGCGCATGTGGAAGCAGCGCGATCCGGAGATCGCCGCGATTCCCGAATACAGCGAATTCCCCGGCTGGCCCGCGCTGCCCTGCGGTTGGACCTACGCCAACCTGATGCGCTACGGTCCGAGCGACTACGAACTCGAAGCAGTGCGCCGCGGCAAAGCTCGCTGCGCGCTCGTTGCGCCGGGTGTGTTCACCACGCGCAAGGGTTTGTATGTGGGAAGTCACTACCTCTTTGACGACAAGTGGCACGACTTCTTCGTGAACAGCTTCGCCGAGAAGCGCCACGGCCGTCCCCTGGAGGTGTATTCGCTGGATCTCTTTTCCGCCTGCAAGCGGCGCTGGGGTGTCCGCGTTCGCACGCAGGATGACGAGGGCAACTACAAGGGCGTGGCCGGCGTCATGATGCGCTACGTCCTGGCGGCGACGCTGTACCTCGATGGCTACTCGCCCCGCGGCACGACGATCGTCGCCGAGCACGGCACGGCCAACGTGCGTGAGCAGATCGCCAAAGCCCTCGCCGAAATCTCCGGCGGGCTGATCAAGGTTTCTGAATCCGGCATGCAGGGCGACCCGGCGCACATCGGCCAGTATCCTGGTCTGCGCCGCGGCAATCCGCGCCATAAGGCCGCGCTCGAGTCGAACAACAACCTTGAGCACAACGCATTTGCCGCTCTGCCCGGTCAGACTGGCCGCAACGTCGAAGAGCGCCCAGAACAGTTATCGGGGCTGTTGAGCCACAACGCCGATCTCTTGGCCGCGTACTCCGAGCTGTCGCCGGACCGTGCCGCGCTCCTGGAATTCCCGCTCCTCGAGCTGAACCAGTTCATGGATCTGGCGAGCGAGATCTACGCGCGCATCGCCGATCGCCGTGAGCATGACCTCGAAGGATGGATCGAATCCGGCAACATCCTGCAGGCGTTTTCGTGGGGTGGCCAGTTGCTCCTAGAGACGCAGCTGAACGCGCAGCAGCGCGCAAATCTGCCCGTTCTCCTCGAGTCAGGCATGCTCAGCGCGAGGCCAATCAAGATGACGCGCCGCGAGGTGTGGGACCGCGGCAGCGGCGAGCTCGTCAAGCTGCCCGGCTGGGGCGTCTGCGCCATCCTTGGCGACGATCTGGCGCGCGAAGTGAACGTCCGCAAAAACATGATCGAGATCGAAGACATCGAGATCGGTCCCGGCGTGTTCCGCTTCGAAACCTTCATCGTCGACGCGATGGGCAACCGCGACGTGCTGCGGGACGGCGAAAAGTATCAGGCGTTCATCAACCCGTTCGCGCCGGACACGCTTTTCGTGCGTGACGCTAAAGGCCGCTACGTCGGCGAGTGCCGCCGGATCCACGCGCCATGCCGCGGCGACATCGAAGGTGTCGCACGTGCGATGGGCGAAGCAGTGAAGCGCGAAGCCGAGCTGCTCGCTCCCGTGCGCGCCCGTCACCTGCAGACCGCGAAAGACAAACTCGCGCTGCACCGGGCCAACGTCGCCGCCCTGGACGATTCGCTGCCCGCGCCGCGGCGTCCGAGCCTTTTAATGCCGTCCGGCGGGTGCAACCGCCGAACGGCTAAGCCAGCACATCAACATCAAGGGAGACACACTAGCCATGTCAGATATCGCATCGTTAACAGAGTCCGCGAGCAAGCCAATGGAGGTTGTTGTTCGCGAGGAAATGGCGCCCGCCGTGGCGCAGACCGCGCAGAAGAGTTCGTTCCTCAACAAGAGCCAGGCCGACCTCGAGCGCTCCATCGCGCACTACCCAGAGACTGCTCGCGAGGCCACGATCTGGGCCCAGGGCTTCTGCCGCGAGGAGTGCAAGGGCAACATCCAGCTCTTCCGGTCCATCTCGGAGAAGCTCGGGTTCAAGTACAGCCAGAGCTATTTCTACAACATTCTGTACGGGCACTACTTCAAAACGAAGAAGAGCACGGACGGGAAAACCCGCATCGACGGCAACGTCGGCGCGTGGCTGGAAATCGTCGAAGCGCTGCGCAAGCATGATCAGACGAACACGGCGGCCGGCAAACTCGGCTTCATCGAGACTCCCACCTACCGCTGTATCTACAACTTCATTACAGAGCGGCGGGCGCGCGGCGCTGCATGCAAGTGGGGCGGCATCACTGGGCCCACCGGTGCGCAGAAGAGCGAGTGCGCCAAGTACTACAAGCTGCTGCACAACCACGGCCGCACGGTCTATCTCGAAGCGCCAGCGCGGAAGAGCCTCGGTGCGTTTCAGCGGAAACTCGCCACCCAGTACGGCGCTCCGATCCGCAGCACGACGAACGCGCAGGAAGCGGAGATCCGCGACAATGTGAACGAGGAGAAGTGCATCATCGTCGATAACGCGCAGCGCCTCTACATCCCCGGCCGCGGCAACGCGCAGCCGATCTTCGATTACCTCCTCGAGCTGCAGGACGATACTGGCTGCTGCGTCATCCTCTTTTTCACTGAGGATTTCGTGAACGGGGATCTCTCCGGCGGGCGCGCGAAGAACTACTTCGAGCAGTTCATCGGTCGGCTCGGTGGATTCGACGACATCCTCCGCTTGCCGAAATTTACGCCCATCGCGGACCTCAAGGTGATCGCCCGCGCGTACGGTCTCGAACCCGGCACCGGCGCGATGGAGTACCTCACCAAGTGGAGCCGCTTGGATGGCCGCGTTCGCTTGGTCTTCCACCGGCTGAACCGTGCGAAACAGTTCGCCCAGCTCGACGGCCGCAACCGGATCAACCTCGACGACATGGCCGAGGCCAACAGCTACATCCCCTCGGCCATCGGCGAGGAGAGCGAGGAGGTGGAGTCGTGAGCTTTGACTACGGACAATTCTTCTACGACGAGCACATCCGGATCGACCAGATCATCTTCGTCGCCGCAAACCTCGATCAGCCATGCGAAGCGTTTGAGGACTTTCTGCGCGATAACGATCCCAAACTCATCGCTAAACTTCTGGGTGTACCCGTGCGGGCAATACGAGATGCACAGAAGGACGATGAGTTTGCCATTGTGATCGAGGAGGTGAGTCGCTCCTCGAAACACGGTTTCCTGGTGCACGCGGCGACTCCTATCCCGGTTGCGTTCCACGATAACGGCCACACGAGCTACGGTTTTGGATGGTGCGAGCTTGCGTGGTTCTATGCCGAGACGCTCGACATCGAGCTTACGAAAAACCTCCTCGCCTGGAAAGGCGAAGTGCACACGCGGGCTCGGGAGAGGATCACGGCAAAGGCGAAAGCAGTTCGCAAAGAGACCTAATCCCGTGTCCGAACCCTCCAGTTCAACCGACAACTCCGCGCAGATCTGCTGCGTGTGCCATTCGCTCACCGGCGTTCATTTCGACGCCGGGCTGGGCGCCAAGGTTTGCAACGTCTGCAAACCTGACTGCGACAGCGCCGAGCACTGGCTTCGCAAGGCGCACATGCCCCTGAGCACCACGCAGGTTCCGCCGGAGAAATAACCCCATGCTCCGCGTTTTTTCGAACATCGAACATCAGCGCTTTCCCCTCCCTGTGAGCGCTGCTCACACCGCCGACTGGTACCGCCAGCGCCGCGCCGTGTTTCTCGCCGTCACCATCACGTCCTTCTTCTGGGCCATCCTCATCTGGGTCATCGCCCTCAACTAACATGAAATCTTTCTCCCTCGCGTCCGAACTCATCCTCGTCGCCGTGTGCCTCATCAGCGCTATGGCGTTCGCAATCGGCAGAGACTTTGGCGCCGCCCTCTGGGCGCTTTTGGCAGGCATCTGCCAGGCGCGCTTCGTCGCCCTCCACCTTCTGAACCGCTGACCATGAAATACCTCACGTTCAACCGGCCGGGGCGCGGCAAACCCGTCGTGGTAATGTTCTCCCCATCCCTCGAGCACGCCGTGTTGGCGGAGCTCCTGAAGCCGCTCGGCGAGCTGCTCGGCGCGGGCTTCGTATCCATCTCGTCAACACAGGTGCACGTCGCAGGTTTTGCGACCTCCGTCTTCACCGGACCGGCTGCGGCCGACAACGACGCGATCGCGTTCGATCTGGAAACCACGCTGCGCGAATACCCCGCGCACCCGGAGACCAGCGTAGCGGACGCGTTTCCTGCAACATCGAGAGACGAACTCTCCGCGCTCCGCCCTGAAGAGCAGGCCGCGATGCTGGGCACCAAAGCCCCGCTGCGCTGCCAGAACTGCGGAAAGGCGCTGCCGGCCACGTGCACGTACGGTGCCTACTGCCATCCGTGCCACCAGCTCATGCATGAACGCGCCTTCCGCGCTCACAGCGAATCCTAAACCGCGCCTAGCGTCCCACCATGGCCCGTTTAAAAGCACCCCAACTCACCAGCCGCGCGCAATTCGAGCAGGTGATCAACGAGATCGCCACGTGCGAAGTGCGCAAGCGCCGCTTGGCCGCGAAACGCGACGCGAAGATCCAGGCGATCCAGGAGGAATTTCAGCCCGAGGAAGCACGCGTGCAGGGCGAATTGGACGGCCTCCTCGTCCTCGCCGAAAAGTACGCGGAAGATCACCGCGACGAGCTGTTTCCCAAGGAGACGAAGAGCGCGGAAACTTCGCTCGCGCGTTTCGGTTTTCGCTACGGCAACCCGACGCTCGCGCTCCTCAATCGCAAGTGCACCTGGGACGGCGTGAATGCCGCGCTCAAGGTCCTCGGGTTCGCTAGCCACGTGCGCAGCGTGGAAGAGGTCGACAAGGACGGCATCAAGAACGCGAAGTTCTCCGAGCAGACCCTGAAGGCGATGGGCCTGAAGATCACGCAGAGCGAGACCTTCTTCATCGAACCGAAGCTCGAGGACGCGGAGACCGTACGCGCGTGAACGCTGAGCAGCTCACGAAACTCATCGGGGAATTCCGCGAATCATATTCGCGGATGCTCCTCGCCGCGCAGAACCTCGCGGCTGAACTCAGTCGCGCCGAGGATGCCAGCAGATCCGACATCGACATCGTGATCGATACCGTCTGCTCGACCTTCGGTCTCCACCGCAACGTGGTGCTCGGAAAGGGACGGACGATGGAGGAGACCGACGCCCGTTTCGCCGGGATCTGGATTGCCCGCACGCTGCTCGGACTCGGGTACCAGCGTCTCTCCGAAGAGTTCGGCTTGGATCATCACTCTGGCGCTATGTACGCCGTCCGTGAAATGCCTAACCGCATCGCAAGCCGGCCCGCCTACGCAACGAAAGTCCACCAGGCGTTGCACACCGTAAGCACGCGCCTGGCTGAACTCCGCGCCGCCTGACCATGGCTGGACCTCACGCAGCACTCGATCGCGCTCAGGCGCTCGGCAAAGCAGCCCGTGAAGCTGGCCGTACGCTGGACGCCAACCCGTATGGCTGGGGCGGATACTGCTGGATCGAATGGCGCCGGGGGTTTCTCGGCGCCGCTGCCTTTTCTGAAAACACCGCCGCGAGCATGGATCTCGCCAGCGGTCCCGACACCACCGCCGAAGCACACTTCATCACGAGCAACGGCCGCGCACGCCTGGTGCAGGCCCGCACGCTCAACCAAGCCTCATGACCGCAACGAAAGCGCCCACCAAAATTGAGTGGGCTCACTACACCGTAAATTTCTGGTGGGGCTGCACGAAGGTGAGCCCCGCCTGTTTCTACTGCTACGCCGAGGCGATGGCCCGCATCTTCGCTAAAGGCAAAGCCACGTGGGGCCCGAACGGCGCCCGCTGGATCCGCCTTGAGAAGGCGACAGACGAACTCGTCGCGATCCAGAAGCGCGTGATGAAAACCGGCGAACGCGTCCGCGTCTTCATCAATTCGATGAGCGACACCTTCGAAGATCGGCCGGATCTCGAGTACGCGCGCAGCATCCTTCTTAAAGCAGTCGCGATGCTGCACGGGGTCGACGTACTGCTGCTAACCAAGCGCCCCGAGAACATCTGCCGGATGGTTCCGCAGCAGTGGCTCAGCAATTGGCCCGCGCACGTCTGGGTCGGCACCACGATCGAGAATCGATACTCAGCCGATCTGCGTATCTCTGCGCTGCTCCGCGTGCCGGCGCGAGTTCGCTTCCTCTCGATGGAGCCGCTGCTCGAGCACGTAGACCTCGATTTCGGCGCTCCCAAGTGGCGCTCCTTTGAGAGCTACCACGCCTATATTCACTGGGTAATTGTCGGCGGGGAAAGCGGCCCCGGCGCACGGCCAATGAATCCCGACTGGGCGCGGTCGATCCGCGATCAGTGCAAGGCCGCTGGCGTGCCGTTCTTTTTCAAACAGTGGGGCGAGTGGCTGGGCGGGCTCCAAGATGGAGCAGAGCAGGACGGGTATCCTCCGCGTATTTTCAACGCTTCCGACGCGCCGATCCGTGTGGGCAAGAAAGCCGCGGGCCGACTGCTCGACGGCGCTGAGCACAATGAATTCCCGGAGGTGCGGTCGTGAAACCGATTTCATTCTCTGGCTCGATGGTGCGAGCGATCCTCGAAGGCCGCAAAACGCAAACGCGGCGGATCATGAGGCGCATCCCGAACCGCTTGGAGTGGATAACCGAAACCGCTCCAGGTGTTGAGCCGTACTGGCGCTATTTCGACGGAGACTGCGCCGGTCCCCTGTGTGGCTCGCAAGACAACTGGGGGCATCGACTCTGCCCCTACGGCCTGCCCGGCGACCAACTCTGGGTGCGTGAGGAGCACCGCATTATCGCAGGCGGCTATGGTCTCAACACGGTGGAATACGCTGCAGACAAAGCGACAGCGGAGTGTCTGATCGATAACCGTGAGCTAAGACTCTTGCGTGCGCGCAAACGTCCGTTCGCGCAGACCCGCGCCCGGTTCATGTATCGTTCATTCTCGCGTATCACCCTCGGCATTACAGCTGTGAGAGTGGAGCGACTGAACGACATCACCGAGGCTGACGCGATTGCGGAGGGGGTCTCATTGAAGGGCGGCCAAGGCTACGACGGATGGGCTAAAGCCGAATACATGGCTCTCTGGGAGTCGCTCAACGGCCCCGGCTCATGGGCAGCCAACCCGTGGGTCTGGGTCATCGAATTTCATAGGATCGCCACGTGGGACCAGCCGCGCACCACCGAGGGCGCGGAGAAAGGCGGTGCGAAGTGAACTGCGACTGCATCACCAAGATCAACGAGCAGCTTAAGGCGCAGGGGTTGGCGCTCGTTGTGTCGTTTCGGATGCCGACATTCACACCGGTTGTTGCGGTGCAGACCCGTAGGCTCGTCGGCAAGGGCAAGGCTACGCCAGTGCTCCCCTCGTACTGCCCGTTCTGCGGACAGCCCGCCACCGCGGAGAAAGGGCAGGAGTGATGCTACAGCCACTTATCCGGAGCGCGGGCATCTTTCGCAGCGCGCCGAACCGCACTGCTGAGCGCTGCGTTTACGTGATGCATGCGGGTCGCCACGATCGCCATCGTGTTCAGATTCGGATCAGCTTTCATCAGGGTGGCGTCAGCGTCGATCTGAGCCTTCAATGCCTCGACATACCTAAGTTCGAGCTGCGTTTCGTGCGCCGTCCTTATGGCTTTGGTGAGTTCGCCGATTTCTCGAGTGACTTTCTCGACGTCACTGGCTGCGGATTTAATTTGGTTCTGCTGATTGACCAGCGTTGCGAGCACGACGACAAAACCGAGGCCCGTAAAAAGCGTGTTCAGTGCACCGAACTTGTCGGCTGCCAAACCGAAGTTCCAGATGCAGAACGCGAGCCAAATAAAGAACACGAGAAGGAAGAGCACAACGTAAGCTGGACGGATATTTTTCATTCAACTCGTCCATTTAGCGGCGGTGAAGAACGTCGGCTATTTCAATCTTTCAGCAGCCAGGCTCGGCATGTCGTGCGTGATTCAAGCGTTCCACGGTTGCCCCATGCCCAGCGGTGGCAGCGTTTCGGGCTGTGCCATGCGGGCCGCCCAGCCGAGACGAACGAGGCGCTCCATCAGCCCTTCTGCGGCCGTGAGATGACGTGTGCAAAAAGAGTCGATCAGGGCGTTTTCCAGATCTTCACGGCGTCTGAAAAATTCGGAGATAATCACGAGCCCGCCAGGGCAGGTCGCCGCGAGTTCCCATTGCCCGTCTCCGGACGGAAGGCGGCACTGAATTTGGAATGTGTAGACGCAATCGCGCGTCGCCACCTGGAACGGCGGCGTTCGCAGCAGGCGGTACCAAACGGGGTCCAGCTTGTTCAGTCTCACGTCGCGTAACCAAACGTTCGGAGGCCACAATGACGCAAGCACAGCTCTTCAAATACCGCGCCGAGTGGGCGAAGGCATGGAAAGCCCTGCGCAAGCTGGGCCGGCCGGCGAACACGCAGGACACCGAGCGCAAGCGCTGGCACCTCCTGATCGGCGCGGTGTATTTGCGCGGTCCAGAAAAGGGCCAGCCCAAGTCCAGCACCGTGCTCACGAACGCGGAATTTGATCGGTTCCTGAAGCGTTGCGCAGCGTTTTCCCAGCCGGACAGCCTCAACGCCCAGTTCGCGCTCGATGAGCAGCCTCTCGTGCGGCTGGCATACGCGACGGACCACCTGCTCGATCTTCTCAAGATGCCGATGGACGATCGGCAAGCCTACCTCGCCGGGATCTACCGCAATCTGCAGCGCCCCCGTGCGGCCAAAGGCGAGCGCGTTTTCGAACTGCACGAGATGCCTGACGAAGATCTGCAGAACGTCGTCATCGCGCTCACGCACACGGTCGAGCACAAGCTCGGCGCGGCGCACAATCACCCCCAGATAGGCCGCGGAACGATCTCGCGCTCGGCGCACAGGGCTGGCCTTCGCCGCCATGTCGAAGAAACGCAGATGGTCGAGTCGATGTACAGCGAGGCGAAACGAAAGCAGGAAGAAGCCCACGCAGAGGTGGGCGCATTCGATCCTGCCTACGATCCCCCCGAGGATCTCCCGTTCTGAGCATGGACATTCCCCTCGAGCTTTCGATCAAGATGCCGGCGCCGGAAGTGAGCGCCGCTGAGGTCGACGCGCTCTGCGAATTTCTGAGGGGAAAAGGCTGGATCAAAGCGGCGCAGATCGAAGCCGAGCTGAGCATCAACGACCGCAAGCTCCGCGCGATCGCCGAGCACTCTGACGGCCGAATCCTCAGCGGCCCCGGTTGCCCCGGCTACAAACTCTTCGACGGCCGCACCGAACTGATCGAGGCCGACCTCGCCGCCAGCCGCCTCGAAAGCCAAGCCCGGCTGATGATCAAACGCGCCGCCGCCTACCGTTGCCGCATCCACCGCTTTGCTCGATGACCGACGCCACTCACATGACATTCCCCGAAAAGCTGAATGCGCTGTGCCTCCAGTTGGGCATTTCTCAACGGGAGCTTGCGCAGACTCTCAACATCGATCACACGACGATTTCCCGCTGGCTCCACAACGGGGCTCGTCCTCGAAATGCAGTGGCTAAGCGACTGGCCGACTTCTTTCAGGTAGATGTCGCCAAACTGCTCGATGATTCTGTATCACTCAGCGTTCCTGGATATGGATCCAGTGTTAATAGCACTGGGTCCACTGCCCAGCGGTTGGCGGCAAGATCGAGCGCGGCCAGCGTGGCGGAATTGAGCGCGGCCAGCAATACTCTGCGGGATCAGGCTAATGAACTACGCCGCATCGCTCAGAAACTCGAGGAGCAAGCGGACAAAATATACCCTCGCGACTAGCCTGCATGACCGAGCAAACCAGAGTCGATCTCGAGCAACTGCTCACCGCGATCCGCAAACAGTTCTACGCGCGCACGCCGCTGGAAAAATTCCTGAAGGATCAGCGCCACCTGCAGGAAGTCGCGACCTGGCCAGCGACGTGGCTGCGCGCCCGCGGGATCACCTGGACGAGCGAACGCTATTTCCGGACCCTGCAGGGCCTGCTGGTCGAGATCGCGAAGCACGGCGCGACGGGCGAGATCAAATATTTCCCAAGCTACCTGCTTAAGGTCTTCCAGGACCACTTCGCTCACAACGGCGACAGCTATTGCGCCGAGTCCAAAAGCGTCCGCAACGCGGTTGACTTGGCGCTCGCAAAGGTGCGGTTCGCCGACGCCCCGCTGCCAGCCGCGGGTGACAATGTAATCGACGTGTTGGCCGCAGCCCACGCCGTCCTTGCCACCCGCCGCCGGGCGCCGAAGACTCAAGAGTGCAGTCAGCAATTCGAACTCCTGTAACCATGCGCATCAGTGAACTGATCGAGGACCTGCAACAGATCCAAAAATTCAAGGGCGACTTGGAGTGTTTCTTTAACGCCGGCGTTGAAATGCCAGTCGTCAACACGCTCGTCGTGCCTGAGAGAAAAAAGGGGACCGGCTGGACGGAGTTGCAGACCACCGATCTTCCAGAGCGCGTTGTCTTGCTCGGCCGATGATCGCTAGCGCCCAAAAGACGCCGTTTAGAACCGCCCTAGAGCGCGGCTACGGGTTTGCTGAAGTTATCCCAAACCTTTGCGATCAGCCGGGCGCGAGACTCATTTTATCCCAAACCTCGCCCCGGCGCGCGAGACTCAGCTTTTCGAAGCTGGTTCTCCTCTGGGATTCAGGGCGGTTCACCCCTGCTAAGGGCTGCTAAGCCCATATCCCGAACCTCGTTCAAGCTCTCAAT